AACTATAACAAAGAATTTAACTTGATGCTTTCTTTGTTGTTTTCTTTTTAGTAGTTTTCTTTTTTGCAGTTGTTTTTTTAGGAGCTTCTCCACCTTCCCATGCCTCATTTACATCAGGAGTGCTAGGGTCATCTGCTTTTAATTGACCTTTTGCGTTTCTTGCTCTTTTAACTTCTTTGACTTCTGCTTCTACTTCTACAGCATCATCTGCTGAATCAACTTTAACTTCCATTGCCCAACCATTAGCCACAAAAGATTCCATGACCTCATCTTGCCATTTACCTTCTGATTTAACGATTTCGTCTGCGGTGTAAAGTTTAACCTCTGTTCCTTTTTCGTTAGCCGAAGCAGGCTTGGGAACGATTATTTTATATGTTTTTGCCATTGTTTCTACCTAGAAAAGAGGGGGGTTTTTACGCCCCCCAGTGAGTTACCTCAATTAAGCGTTATGCTTAACATTTGATTTAGGAGCAACACGAGGTCTGCTCTTTACAATCATTCCGCTAATGGGTGTGCCGTTAGAGTGTGTACCTGTTTTAGCAAGTACCAATCTTACATAGCGTTTCCCACCAACATAACCAAGCTGCCATTGATCACCTGTGGTGTCAGGGTCGCCCCCTGTAGTACCATCAAGCTTCAGCCAAATACCGCCTGCATCAATAGTTCCGTTGATAACATCAGCCTGTACACAATCAGTGTAAGTAGAGTCGTCATCGGAATGCTCTAGTGATATTTCAAAGTAAACAGATGAAGAAAGTGTATCACCCTCTGCACCTACGCTTACGATAGCAGTAGCTTCTTCAAAGCCTTTAAGGTCAATACCTGTGCCGTTAGCGGCAGCAGTTTTGACAGCATTGATAATTGAGTTACCTACAACAATATTATGTGTTAAATCTTGCATAGTTTACCCCTTAAGTAGAACATTTAAGTTTATTGATAGCTTCTTTCTGAACTACCTGACCACCAACACGCTTTCTAGCAATGTATCTAACATTACCAGTTGTAGCTTGTGTGAATGGGTCACGCAATACAGCTAGATTTACTCTATCAACGATCATATAAGCCCTTCTGAAGTCACCAAATGCAACAGGGAAAGTGTTAGAACCTTCGCTTGGCATATCAGTAGCTTCAACATATGGGTGTCCAAGTATGGTGTTAACCATATTGCCACCTAGCATCATTCCAGTTTGGAACACATACTGACCAGCAGTATCTTTTAACTTTCTGATAGAAGCTAAAGTAGCTCTATTGAAAACAAAAGTACCGTTTCTTGTGTAGTCAGACTTAATGTTGTGTACCAATGAAATAAGTCCATCAGCAGTTACAGCAGAAGCGTTCCCTGAATTAACATGACCCACACCTGAGTGATCCATGAATCCATGAGGTTTTCCTACAGCATCACCAACTACAAATGCATTACCTTCAGCTTTTGCAAATTGCTCTGCAAACTCTGATTGCATTTCAGCTTCTAAGTCAAACACTGTATCTTCTAAGTCTTGCTCAGAAATATCTACCAATGCATACATTTCGTGTGCAGGTAATTCTTCTAAACCGACTGTGTAACCAGTAGTTTCACTTCTTGTGCCACTTTCAGAAACCCACTGTGCTGAGAATTGTCCATCTCTTTTAGGGATTTGGATGCTTCTAGCGCCTGTGGAACGAACTCTAGCAATACTTCTGATAGGTGAGATTTCAGTAATTGTTTTTAACAATTCTCTCACATACTCAGGTGGTGCTAAATATCCGCCTGTTGAGTCATTGCTGACAGTTAATGCTTTTTTCTCATCAGGTTGTAGACCTTCCAGTCCTTTCCTGCAATATGAATCAAAAGCGTTGAGATAATCATCAACTTGCTTGCTTTCAAAGCCTGAGTCAGGTCTAGTGACCATAGTCTCAATCTTAGAAACTTGCTCCTTGATGTGTTCAGCGTTAGCTTCAGCAGTAGTTAACTTCTGATTCATAGCTTCATACTGGTCTAACTTAGACTCAATCTGTGCTAATTTCTCATCGTTGTATGCTGTGCTTTCGCCTTTCTCAATGTTTTCCAGTCTTTCGTCATTAACTTTTTTAAATTCTGCAAAAGTTTGACCCAAGTCTGAAATAGCGTTCTTTATATCTTCCGACATAATTTACTCCTATTAAGTTTTTAAGGTTAAAGTTAGTTCTTTTATGGCATCTACCAGTTCTGCACTTTCATCAACCTCTCGTTGATCAAAACACTTAGTTACTGCCTTTGCAGCAACCTTTGCTTCTGAACGAGAGAGACTGAAAGCATCACGCAATCCGTTTTCCCATTCCCTAATGGAAATTTCTTCGCCTTTCACTGAACGAACAGTTGCCTGAGGGTTCATGGGAAAGGTTACTAGCGATACTTCCATTAAATCTACTTCTTTGATAATGCGTTTGTTACCACGCTTATCATATGAAACTTCTTTTGGGTTTACTCTAAAGCCTATTGATAGACCGTCCAAAGCTCCCATCTTTAATAATTCGTAGGCTTCTGCTCCTGCTTGTGTTTTAAGAGCCAGTCTACCTTTGACCACAAGACCATGCTCATCTTCTTTGATCTCGTCAAACACACCGATAGGCATATCAGACTTGTGTTGATACAAGAGTTTTACATTTTGTGGTTTTCTTTTCTTTAAGGATTTAGCGAATGCGCCTGCTTCTATAACATCATTGCCTAAGTCTTTATTACCAAAAACAGAACCATAGCCTTCAAATGTGCCATAATTTTTATCTTCATCTTCGTCTTGGTAAGCCTTAATGCTTGATTTGATTTCAATAGATTCTTTCTCTACTTCTTTTTCTGAGTTCATCTCATCAACAGTTTCTTCTGTGTCAGGCTTAGATTTGCCAAACTCAATGATATAAGAGTCATCAGTTTCTTCTACTGCTCTTATATGCTTCTCATCATTCTCTATAGAATCTTCTTTATTAGAATCGTACTCATTAGTACAGACGGCTAGGCGTTGATCTGTGTCGGTATACTCACTCGTCATAGTGTCATCTCCCATACATCTTTTTAAAAAGTTCTGCCTGCTTTCATCACTATTAGGTTTTGGAATAGGCATATTCTACATATAGTACAGAAAGGGTTTCATAACTACAAGATATAGTGTAAATAAAATATATAAAATAATATTCCGTTAAGGGTTTGTTTTTTTTACTAATTAGGTAATAATACAATTATAAATTGATTAGGAGATAAAATGAAAAACCTTGAAACTGAAATCGGAAAGAACTGGCAACACATGAGTTATCAAACTTATCGTGCTTTCAAACAAAAATTATTAGACTATTCTGACAAAGAAATTGCTGATATGTATTACAACCTTGAGTGGGTTTATGAGTATGCAGGAGAACTTTACTCTTGTTGTGACTGCGAAGAAGATTTTAATTATCATCATAAAAGGATTAAATATATTTACAAACTGCTTGAGTTTATGTACGAGTCTGCCGACAGAGAGCATGAAAAATACTTGAATATACCTATTGAAGTTCATATTCAAGAAGCTGATGACGAAATACTTTTAGCTATGAATGAGTTTAAAGTTAATGACACAACCATGACACAAGACCTTAAAAATCTTGTTTGTGCTGAACTTTCTGCAAGGGGTATATCATGAGAGATTATCAAAGAGATAAAGTTTATGTTTGGGAGCAATCTCAACCATGGTTTACTTGGAATAGCTATCTGACCGAAGAACAAATTCTTGATGCTACAAAAAAACTAGATAGAAATATTTCTTACATGCCTGTTGATGGTCGTTTTTACGAAGAGGTAAAAAACAAAAAAACAAAAATAGTATTCTCAAGCGGAAGGGGTTCAAGTCTAGCTAGTAAGAGAAGAATACTACTTAAAAGAGAATGGGCATTAAATTACAATGTTTTATTTCATGAGTACTCGCATAATCTTGCGCCAACCCATGAGCATCACGGAGAAAATTTTGTCAGCATCTATTGTTGTTTGCTAGTTGCCTATCATCCGCAACGACCAACCTTTAAACAATTAGCTGCAAGTCTCAATGAGCATAATGTAAATTTTAAAGAGTTTGATTATTGGTGGAATAAATTAAAACTATCAAAAAGAATCAAGCCTTTTGCTAAGTGCAGTGAAGAACCTTTGCCAAAACCTATTACGAAAAAAAGAAGATCTGTTAAACAAAAACTCATACAGCTTTGTGAAGAATACGATTGGCTTGAATATGATGACGATTGTGGGTATGAATCGTTTAAATGTGAGGTTTGGGATACTAGGGTAGAAGAATATAGAGAAGTATGGTTTGATGAAATGGCAGATCACTCAGAATCTTGGAAGATGGCATATCAATATGCTTTACAGTTAATAGAAAGAGACAAACAATATGGT